ACATATTTCCATGGTGAACGAACTTTGCTCATTACTTCGCTCGCTCGTTCTTTTGAAGCTCTTTCAGATCGCTTGTCTGGTGTTAGATTCTTTTCCATTCTTTCCTGGTCTTCCTTGCTAAGTTGTCCGCTGTAAAACGTCACAACAGCTCCGTCATCACGCTGAAAGGTGATGACCCTTTGACCGTTAATGTCTTCCATCGGTTCAGAGATCCGTCCGACAAAACCCTTCATTTTAAACTTTCCGTCCGCGCTTGTCAGTGTAGATATTGGCGCAGTTAGATTTTTTGGCATTTCATAAGCTGGGCGATTATTGCTCCAAAACCCATTCCAAAATTTTTGATCCTGCACTCCAGGTTGTTTTTCTGGCAAAGCACTAGGTTTCCTCTTCTGCGTTTGTTGCTGAGCAATTTGAGATGTCATTGCATCAATTGTCGGAACACCCTGTTGCGCCGGTTGTTGCGCAGGTTGCTGCGATTGCGTAGTATTTGGAGAAGCAGATGGTTTTTTTCCACCGAGAGGATTATAAGGGCCTAGAGGATCAGCCAAAAAGCTTCCAATCGGCCCCCAAATTGGATCGTTTATTGCGTAAGGCCTCCCTTCCTTGTCACGAGCAACGTACTTGTCTTGTTGGGCTGTCGGGCTAGGCGAAGGGTTGTCTGGCAAGTTCCATAAAACACGCTCAGGAGCATCAAAGTTCTTCAGTGTTTCAAGAGCGGACTCTTTTTCTTGCTGCGTATGCGTTCTTTTCAAGACACCCAATGCGTCTTGCACTATAGGTAGATCGGGATTCCATTTATTTGCAGACGAAGCAGTTTGCGGCGCTGGCGGTGGTGCTTGTTGTTGCGGCGCTGACGGTGTTTGCATCACCGGACGACCTTGCGAATCACGCGGTATCGGCACCACTTGTCCTGCTGGGTTCACCATGTAGCCTCTCGAGGCAAGTTCCTCTGGAGTCAGCCGTCGTTCTTGAGCGTTAGGATCTTTCCACCCATCCCACCACGCTGGTCTCGCGGGGGGTTGAAATTGTGGCTCATCACTGGGTAAAGCGTATGGTTTTCCGTATCCGTCAACGCCTCGCTTTTTGAGTTTACCTGCTTTCTTTAACAACTCTTCAGAGTCTGCATCCCTAAATAACCACCGACCCTTCTTTTTCAATGCTTCCGTCCATTTCTTCCCCTCCGTTGGTCCTAGTTCAGCAAGAAGTTGAGTGAACGGACTCGTATCTCGCGGGTCCATGTTCGCGTCAGCAGGCGGCAATCGTTCGCCTTTCGGGCCTGTGACTCTAATTCCTGGTTGACTTGCTAAACCAGGAGATGTCGCAATTTGCCCGTCTTGCAGCACAGGCTGCTGATAAGCTGGAGGAGCTTCTTGGCGGGCACCTCCTCTCTGAGATAACATACCTCCGCTAACTCCACCAACACCGTATTTGCCCTTGCGTCCGGATTCCAGTTGCTCTGGCGTTGGAGCCTGCCGAGGTCGCGGCTCACGCATTCGTTGACCTTCAGGCGTATCTGGATTAAACATCTCTTGGTAAGTTCCTTGGTTTTCACCCTCCATCCTAGTTTCGCTAGCGTAATCCGGTGTCTGCATAACGATGGCGCGATCTTTTTCGCTGAGGTCTTGCAATGGGATGGCATATGTTTTTCCTTCTTTTGTGCGTATTACCGCAACGTCGCTAACTGCTGGATCGACATCATTGAAATGGCGGACACCACGAAGTTCGCCTGTAATCGTTTTACCTCTATTGTTGGTCCAAACTTTAGGCTTGCCAATTGACGGTGTATCGGCAGCGACTGGCCTTTGATTGTATAGCCTGGCAGCTTCATCGAATTTCCACTTCTCGTATGCCGCTGTGTGTGCATCTATCTTGTCAAGTACTTGCTGTCCCCTCGCCCTATTTGCTAATTCATTCCTAAAATCATCATTGTATTGCTCGTAGCCGATATTTTGGTTGTATTGAATTTTAGCAGCTGGAGCGTTGGTTTGCTGAGGCTGCTGTTGCACATTAGCAAGAGACTGCGTTGCGGCTGGAGCGGCAGGCGCAGATGGATTCGTATTAGCCATTTGCGCCAAAATAGCTTCTGCACCAAAGGTATCTGGAAACCGATCTTCCTGCATTCTCGCCATTGTCCTTGGGTTCGGCGCAACCTGAGCCACACCGTCGTACCCAACCTGCATCAGTTCTGGTCCTTCTTCCCCGACCGTTACCGTCTGGCCGGGATACACAGGACCGCCGTAACGACGTTCTGCAATCCCTCGTTCGCTTTGAAGCTCGTCAAGCATCCTGCCGTACGGATTATCGTCGTCAGCCGCTGCCGCTGGAGGTTGCGATGGCTTAGGCTGACTCATGGAACGCATTGCGTCAAACGGTTGCCGCATTACCTGTATAATCTGCTCGCTAGTAGGTTTTTCAATTCCTTGCTCTATAAGCCTGGTTTGAGTATTCCTGAACTCGGTGTTAAAATCTTTAAAATTTGTACGCGACCACTGCTCAAAACTCGGGCCATCGTTTTGTTGTTGATCGCGCACGGCCACTTCGACAGATGGGTCTAAAGGATAGGCTTCGATAAGAGCCCTTTTGTTTCTCTCAAATCGATCAAACGCAATTTGTTTTTGCGCATCGTTGAGCGTTTGACTCGACATCAACATTTGCTGCCTAGTCACCAAATCTCGCAATTGCCGCGACACTGGATTGCTGTAAGCACCAGCCCCAATGTTCTTTATGATGTCCGAATTTTGTTCTTGCCATGATGGCATCGATTGCTGTTGCGGCAATACAGTGTCAACACCAAACGCTTGCCCAGAAACAATATCCGGTTTTGGTTTTCTTTTTTGTTCTCCAATGCCAACTCCTACGCTGCCGTATTTTAGCGGTTGCATTTGCGCCAAACGCATGGCGTTATCACTCGCCTGCTGTTGTTTAACCATGTCCATGCCAGCACTAAAGCTCGACTTGTCTTTTCTCGGCAATATGCCAGCAACGTCGTGTCTAACTGTAATTCCCATGAAAGCCGCTCCTTTTTTCAAGTTTTGATTGTAATATGTTTTAGGTTTTTAGGGTATTTTTGTTCCGCACAGGCCTTTTAAGCCAGACAATAGACTTCGAGACAATTTACCTCCAACATTAGGAAGTCGGAGGGTTTTCGGAAGTGGTTCGGCGGTAACCGAGTCGCCATAAAATCCTAGCCACGTCAGTAGCCGTCTCGTCAACGGTGTCCTCTGCCAGATCTGGTTGGCAGGCGTGCAATAGCTCATGCAGGATCGTATCGAGTTCTGATTCGCCGGTAAGACGGTCGGCTATTGTGATCGTCTTGCCGGTCCAATCGCAGAGTCCCATAAACGGACGCTTCATTTCCTGAAACGTTAGGCGGTAGTATTTTCCGCGAAGTCGGCATCGCATGCTATTTGGCCCTCAGTGTGTCGTATCGGACGCGACCGGACGAGTTGTGCCAATAGAACCGCAACCAGGCAGATCCTAGTGCTTTGGGCCCGAGCATGCGCTCGACTTCCCAACCGCCTGAGCCGTCACCCCAGGCGTCTTTGTAGCCTGGGCAACGGATGTGTAGTTGCTCGTCTTGGTAGATCACGCCGCGTTCGCTGATGCGTTGGCGAGGAATTGTAAACGACCACTCATCGTGAGTGTGGCCTGTTAATACGATATTTGCGTCAGGGGTAAATCCAGCAATCCGAGAAGGCTGTAATGTTCCCTTTGTGATAATCCCCCCACCACCGGATCCGTGGTAGTGATAAAGTGCTAGAGTGTCTTTGATTGATTTGCTGTCGACGAATCGGAAAAACACCCAACCTCCATAGCCGCTGGCCTCAACGATGCCGCCCATCTGTCGCATGCGAGAAGCGAGGCGGTCGGTTAGGTCGGTCTCGTGTTGTTTGGTGATTGCGGTTTCGTGGTTGCCTCGACCGGCTACCGCGAATTGTTGCATGTACGGTCGGTAGAAATCGGCAGCGGTGTCGACTAGCAAATCGAAGTAGTTGCTGCCTTGATGCTCTGGACGCAATGCGTTCTTGTCGGCTCGTTTGTCCCATTTGCCTTGCATCGCGCAGAATAGATCGCCGTTGTCGATGATTGGGGCGTCGAACTCGACGGCTTCGTCGAGGTGCTTTTTCTCCAGCGATTGGTCGCATTTCGGGTTGTCGTGGTGAACGTCGGATCGGAGCAAAACCCACTGCTCCCAATCTGAGTTGCGGGCAAGATCAATCTTGATCTCGACAACATTTCTTTCCATTTTTCGCAGACTCCATACCATTGCAGCATTCCTGTGTTTGGATGTTTGGTTTTTGCTCAATAGAAATCACCGGGCGCTTCGTAATTTTCGAAATAATCTGAGCTTGCTGGTACGAGGACTCGACAAACCACTTGACATTGAATTTCTGGCATTGCGCTGCTTTCCAACTCCCAATGCAATTGCGATTGCGTTCTTTCAATGTACCTGGATACATGACGAGCATACCATAGCTTATGCGATATCGCTTTAGCCACTCCTCAGTCAAATCTCGGTACGCTTCTCGCCTTGCAGTAATGATGTACGGGACGGTGTAATCTCGCGGAGTTCTGATGGGCTTCCGTGTCGTCATCCATGCTTGATATCGAGGACCGTCGTCATCGTCTTCTAAAGGGCAATCCTCGCACAACACTCCATCGAAATCTATTCCGACATTATGGTTCCTGAGAATGTATCCGTTGTTTAGTAAATTCCAGTCAAACAAGTGAGGCCAATCTAAACTCACGGCATACCCAGTTACTTTTTGCCTGCCGTGATTTCCAGCATATACAACATAAAAAGGCAAGTCGGTGTTTATATTGTCAAATGCTTTCCCGCTACACGTCGAATCGTCAATCACTACCACGCTTCCCGTATGTTCAATTCGCTTTCCGTGTGTTTCGGGTGATTCGATACGACTGCCTCCACCGATGTACCGCAGCCCATCTGCTGTGATTTCGTATAACGGTACTCCTAGACGCATTGATATGTCGCAAGCAGCTCGCATTCCAGAACGTGGAACGCCAGCGATACCCGATACGTCTGGATGCTTATCAAGAATAATTTGCGACAAAGACAAGGTATCGCTGGTGAATTTGTCCCAGGTTATTATTGGCCAAACCAGATCTTTGTTGTTAAGCTGGTCGATGTATTTACGAATAGACTCCAGCCTACTAGGGCAGTTGGAAAAGTGAACGAAGTACGCATCTTCAAGCCCGTTTTCAAATTCTCCTTTTTTGCGGTCGCCGAACCAGTACTGCCAGTTCCAGCGAGAATCTAGTTTTCCAAGTGTTGCCTGTCTTTCATATTCCTTGCGTATTTGCTCTCCTATCCAAATTTGTTCGGCACAATGCGTAGTTCCGATATCGACGTTTGGTCTTTTCCAAATGTCGCATGACGACTTTCGAGACAAGATTACTCCCGAATTGAATGACACTGGTTGATTTTCGATATTCAACCCGCTGAGGGTGCTAACCGCCTTCCTCTCTCGCGTCAGCCATTCGCGGTTCTTGTAGTCTGAGTATTCGTCGTAAACGCAGATTGATTCATTATATTGCTCAAAAATATTTGGAGCGTTCGGCTTAATGACAACATCTGCATCGACAAAAAGAACTTCTTCATATTCTTTGGCGAAGTTCCACACCCGAAACTTCTCCATCGGCCCCCATTCTTCGGTATCGTTATCCAGATCGATAAAGTCGGCATTGACCCGATCCGCGTAGTCCTGCATAAGTGGCCGAGTAAGCTTTAGGATTTCAAGAAAGTGAGATCCGTTTGCCACGGTGATTATTGCTCGCGATCGACCGCTATTTGGCCTGCGATTCCTCCAGAGCATGTAAGCTCTATCCATGTCAATTTGCGGTTTTTGCTCCAACAGTTCGCCAGATACGGCGTTATGAAATTCTACCGTCCACTCGAACCAGTCCTTTTCTGATTTGTATCTTGGTGGAAAACGCTTTAGCAGGTCGTCCGCTTTTCGTTTGCAAGGACAGCTTACAGGCATAGTCCCCAACACAAGGTCCACAAAATCCTTATCGCCGTTGATTGCGGAATGCAGGCGAGCCCAGATAGCTCGATAAAGAGACCTTCTCACCTCTGGGTCGTTTGCTTTCTGATGGGCTTTTTTTGCAGGAACAGTTACGGTTTTTTTCCATCCTTTCTTTCCCAAGTACGCTCCGCATTCACAAACGTATGGAATGTAGTCAGACGTGACTGGCTTTTTGCAGAATTCGCATTCTTGCATTATGTCGTCACCTCAACGTAATAGCAGCACTCTGGATCAAAAAGATCCACGACGGGACGGCATTGGCAAGCAACGTCAGATCCTTTAATGCAATACGGACCAAACAGCCATCTTCCAGTGTTGGCCCCATGATTGCATTCGTATTCAATTGGCGATCTGCTCGGAGCGTCTCCTTCGCTTTGAACGCAACCACCAACATTAGCTAATTGATATTTTTCTATTCCGTAGGCAGCTGTACAAGTAAATCTGAATTTGAACTGTCCGCAACAGTGAAACGTGTCTGTCACCCATGTAGCGTCAATGTCGTCATAGCAAAGCTCAAACTCGCAGTCAACAAGTTGAATCAGTCGCTCGCACGAAGAAGTAGTAAAAACCCTCACATTAAGGCAGTAAGGCAATTGAATAAATTCGTCATTGTATTCTACATTGTCAAGGCAATCGCATGTTGAGCAGCGAGGGCAATTCAGTTCTTGGGTTTTTGGTGGATTGCTATTGAAATGCCGCTGAAAAACGAAATCGTCAATAAGCATATCTTTTTCGGACAAAGAGAAACCACAGTAAAATCCATCGGCGTGTAGCCCAGGAGACTCTATTGAAATTGACCCACCTAAAGTTACACCACCAATTCTCGCGCAAAAAAGATTTTCGTCTATTTCCGCTTGAAACCCGCGAGCGCCTCCAGTTTCTCCAATAATGATTTGCTTTTGCTTGAGAATGGTTTCGACCCCAGCGGAAACTACGCCCAGCCGCAACCAGCTTTGATCGGCGGGAAGAACGCTACCTCCCAATCGTTCGTACTCTGCGAAGTAGTAGTTTTCTGAAGTGCAAACTTCAGGGTCTCCACTTGATGTTTTTTTCGCATTAAGAATGATTCTGTACTTTTGGCCGCTGCCATAAGACGCGGTCCTGGGGATTTCGTTGGCTGTCCAAAAAAGAACCGCCATAGACCCTACCTCGTCTGGGTGCTTGACATTGCATAATGCAATAGAATTTGGAATCTCGCACCTAGCTCGGTAAGTTGGCGATGTAACGATGTAGTAGTCGCCAGGATCGTCACACCATCCTTTTCCTTTGAATGGCGCAGAAGTTCGCAAGCCTAGCGGAGTACCGGCTGCGCGAGTGAAGTCATCTTGGAAAACGATGCACTCAACGCAACAACATTTGTGCCATCCAGCCATGATTATGTATTCTTAATAATATTTCGGATAAGGACATTCACAATCTTCTTCGCCTTCCGTTTCTTGTTCGCATTCGCAATTTAGCTCCTCTTCTTCGCAATCTTCTGTCTCTGGGTCGCATTCGCACTCCTCCACTTCGTCTGGATCGCACTTGGCTTGGATTATCCAATATTTTTTGTCTTGAAATACAACAATCCCTTTTGTGCCTTCTTTCATGTCTTCAAAAATGTTGTCTGGGTCGTGGATATCATCTTCGTGTTTGTTTCCACCAACCATGTCTTGGATACATGCTCTTACGCTTGTTCCGCTCCCAATATCAGCTAGCGACTGAAACCGATAGTGCTTGTTTTTGTTTTCTACGTTTACGATGTAGTACTTACCCTCTTGAAAGACGACAATTCCCTTGGTGTCAATTTTCATGCCCTTAAACATTTTGTACGGATCGTATATTTTTGAAACGTGTGGTTGGTAGCCAGACATTTGCCGAACACACGCATCGCACGATTCTCCTTCCAGATCCTCTAAGGCGTGGAACTTGAAAAATCTCGTTTCTGTGTGGATAAACATCCAGCTTATAGGAGCTTGATCGTCATCCTTAAGTATATTGATCGAATCAGTTAGGCATTTCGGATGCCCACCGTAATCACGCCCAGAACACTCCCCTGGATTTTGCCCAACTCGCCACTTTATTCCATTAGGTGAAGGAGGAAAATAGTGCGGATCGTAATCAGCGGATCCCTGCGTCGGAACAAACGCAGGATATATCTCTCCAACCCTATATCTTTTAGGAGTGCCGCTACTTCCCTCGCTGTTTCCTGCGACTCGGCAACCAAAAGGCTTAGCTACTGGTATACCAGGCGCATCTAGAGGTCTGTTTGGTTTGTAGTCAATAAACTTAAGATACCTCGGGTCAAAACCGCGACAAAGAACATAAGTATCGAACCTGTCTTCCTCAGCTACTTGCATCATTGCGCAGTACGGCCAAACGCCTTCTACGCTTAGGCTGTCAAAACTACCTCGCACCGGATTAAACGGCACTGGTATTTTGAATTCTGGTGTCGGCCTGCGTCGTTTTCTAAACATGATTGATTCTTAAGTTGGGGTCAGCCAGCCACCACCGCTATCGCCAAGACCAGCGATCATCTGGGCCACATCTTTCCACTCAGGCGCAACGTCTTCTCTTCTTTCGACAAATGCATAAAGACCAACGAGTATTTTATTTCTCTCGTCGAGCTGATAAGCGAGCAACGCCCTGTTTTGATCTGCAATATTCTTCCAACCCTCTAATCTGCGAACACTACTGTCCATCAATTGCAAAATTGCCTTGTGCTTGTGTTCTGCAAGGGTATTTGCGTTCTGCATGAGCAATACCGCATATTTCTCCCTGCCGGAAATAAAGGATGTCAAAGCGCTCTGGAGTTCACTGAGCAAAGTGTGTCGCTCTTGAAGTTTTACCTTAGTAGCCTCTTGTTTTGCAGAAAACTTTGGCTGAATTATAGCGGCATGCTGGGACTTGATTTGCTGGATTTTTTCGTACCTAGAAATAGCGTCGGTGTATTCCCACTTTCTGAACAGTTCTTCGAGTTGATATTTTTTGTCCTCGTAGTCGAGGAATTTCTGCCTGAACTCCCTATCTCCGTTGTAGAGCACTGTTTTTATTTCGGTGTCTAGCTTGATTCCAAGATCCTTCCAGTCAAAAACTAGCTTTTCATTAACAAATTCTTTTTCTCTGCATTCTTTTGCAATCGCATAGATACCGTTCACTAGCGATGCCTGGTAATTCAAAAGGCTTGCCTTGAGGGACCACATGTTTCCTAGCGCATCAACTCTTTTTGACTCGGCAGCAAAAGACTGCTCGTACAGTTTGTGTTCGTTGTCCACTTTTTCGCGATTAAGGCGGTCGTTCAAAAGCTGAATTTGCTCTTCTTTGTCCCTGTTGTTTCTTGCAGTGAAATCGCTCAGGATGATAGAGGTGTAAAGCCCCCGGCTGACTAATTGTTGCATTTGCTGAGACAGGCTGGAAGCGGCCTGCTCGTTAATCCTTGCAAGTTCCGTTTGGCCAAGGTTATCGAAAAGAGCACGAGTAACGGTAGCGTTCGATTGGAGCCCGCCTCCGATGCCATTCGCAGCAGAACCGTATTGCCCTTCGTACGAAGTAATAAAACTCCTCAACTCTGACTGAAGCGATGCGTTATTCGCAACAATAGAACTCAAGTCGTTCTGAATCTTCACTAGGATTGCTTCGAATTTTGCAATGTACAATTGCAAGTTTTGTTTAACAAGCTCCGTTTGAGCGCTCAATTGCTCGTAGTGCGACTCCCACTGATCCCGCAGCCCTTCGAGTTTAGTTAGAAACTCTTCAAGATGCTCGGTGTTTTTGTCGTCTACATTTGAAACTTTAGTCTCTATGTCTTGCAAATACTTCTCGTACTCTTGATCTATCTCTGCAAATTTTTGCTGATATTCGTTAAGAAGAGCAGTGACGCTTGCGGCCTGCTCGGAAAAAAGAGCAGTTACTGCCTGCGAAGTTGCATTTGCGTTTGTCTCAAAAGCACCAAGCCTGTTTACCATCAACTCCAACGACTGCTTTGCGGATTCAGCGTCCGCCTCTATTTGCTCTTGATTTTCTGAAATCATTGTCTCGATTTCAGTCATGTAGGTATCAAGATTATCTAAGAAAACACCAGCTTGGTAATTTTGCTCGTCAACTTGTGCCCTAAACTGAGTAAACGAGCTATCCACCATGTCGAGCATGCTAGCTAATATTTCGCGGTATCGCTGCTGGTTAGCGTTTCTAGCTTCGTTCGCGGCTACCGTGTATGCATTGCACATTCCAAGAACCGCCGCTTGAGCGCTTAAGCCTGTTTTTTGAGCTCCAAAATAATTTGTTGGCGGAGTAGTCGTATTGTCTTGTACTATGCTAGTAACTTCCCAGCCCTGAGCTAAAAGCCACCCCATGACGTTTTCGGGGATGCCGTTAGCGGCTCGCGTTGTCCACCATGTGGAAAACGCTGGGTTGACAATCGGCAATAAGTTTATGTTATTTTGAGCTGGATTTTGCTCTGGTATGTAATCGATTGGCACAATAGCTTTCCTTTTTTACACTGCTGCGGCCTTGGCAGTCATTTCAAATACCGTCCATGTGTTAGCTGCCGAGCAGAAACACCGAACACCTTTGTTTGCTGGAATGACAACAGCTGCGTCTGTGGCTAGTCCATTCAACACTCCTCCTGATGCCGGATAAAGTCTGGCCGAAACTGCAGAACTGTTGTTGATTACTTCCATGATGTCTCCAGCGGCTCCTGCAGGAAGCCTAACGCCTTTAGTTGCGCTGTCGCAGGTAATAAAAGTTGTGTTGGTTGTCGCCAACGCAACAGCGTCTCCAGAGTTACTTCCGTCTGCAGCAAAAGGAGATGCGGTGATACTTGCATACGTGGCCTGCGTTCCGTCCCCGCGATAAAACAGCCTTGTGTTGTTGCTCAACTTTGGCATCAGACCGTGCGCAGACGAAGTTGCGTTCAAGTCCGTGTTGTCGTCTGGTGCGGCCACATCATCAAGCTTTGGCATTGCGTGGACGTGATCTCGACGCGCGGCGGTCATGGATGACCCAGCTGCCGCAATTCCGAGCCCAGATGGAACCGTTGCGTCAAACAACGCCTTATTGGCGTACACTATTTCTCCATTATCGATCGCAACTACATTCCGAAATCCAGATGATGGAGCAACGGCTTTAATCAGGAGACCATGCGCAGATGTGGTTGCATTTAAGTCGGTGTTATCGTCAGGCGCATAAAAATCGTCGAGTTTTATGGCTTTTGCGTCAACCAAATAGCGATTTGTCCACAAATCAGAAATCAGCAACTTGAATGGAGATCCGGCAGAATTGACCAAGTACAGAAAGTCGCTAGTTGCCGGAGTTCCTGAAGACGCAAGAGTTGTTGAAACGTATGTTGCAAAAGTAGGATGAAGATTGGCCTTTAAGTTCGCGTAAGTGAGTTTTTTATTGTCTCCACCATCATCGACCAAAAAGAGATCTCCATCACTGATAGATGCGGCGCTTAACGCTGATATATCGATATCGGCAGCAATGACACCGCTCAAGTAAGACGCAAGACTTCCGACATCAAGTCGAAAACTTGCACTTCCCCTTCGCATCCAAATGTCATCTCCAGTAGTTACTGGCGGGGATGCGTCACCTTTGTTCCAAAGCTGCGTTTCTACGTAAGACAACAAGTCGGCTCCAGTTGTCTTTTTTGGCGTAGTCCCATCAATTACGTAAAACGTATTTCCACCAACTAACGACGTATGCGCAGGCAACCCAGCTACATAAGCGCGGTAATCAGCCCACAAAGTAGACTCTAAATCGCCTAGCGTGGTTTTCTTTGCAACCGATCCGTCGCCAATCAAAACGAGCGATGCGGAAGAAAGCGGAAGTGTTGCCGAAGACAGGACAGTTAAATTCAGAACGTCCTGCTGCGAAGTTGCGTTCGTAAACGTCTTCAGTTCATCGACAGTAACACTTAATGTAGATCCTGCCCTTCCTATTACAATTTTGTCTCCGGTAGTTACTGGGCTTCCGCTTGATGCGGACCAACCGGATGCGATTACATAAGAAGACAAAAGTCCAATGTCAAGTTTTTGCTGAACGCCAGACCGAAATATGACAAAGCTATCTCCAGACGCACCAGCAACGGCAGCAGTTGCCGCGTTTTGTGTTGAAACGACATAGCTTGCAATGTTTGCTCCAGTAGCTGTTTTTCCGTCAGCACTTCGCTTTAAGATAAACGTGTCGGTAGCATTTACGGCTCCTGGCAACGCAGAAAAACTATTCCACGCTGACAACACGGTGCTAGTGCCAAGTTTTCCCTCGACGTAATCCGAAATCTTTAGCGCAGTAATTTTTTTCGAAACACCGCTATCAATCACGTAAAACGTGTCTGCATCAGCGAGAGACGAAACAGAATCAAGGCTTAGAACGTAGTTCAAGAATTGAGCATAGACCCTTGCAGCGATGTCAGCATACGTGGTTTTTTTTGCAACACCGCTTTGAGCAAGCACGTATTGGTCGGACTCGCCGAGCGTTGCGGCGGAAAGCCCAACAATTTGTGTGCCTAAAGACTGTTGGTTCGCACTCAAAAACGCGCGAACAACGTCAATTTCGATTTGGCGAAGCTCACCGCCGTCGTTAAAAATTAGCTTGTCGCCGGATGTGATTGTGGCGCTAGTTCCAATTGCCTCAAGCTTATCGACAATCCAATTGAAAAAGTTCTGTGCTGTTAATGTTTTTTCGAGTCCAGATTGAAACGCAACAAACTTATCAGAATTTGACAGTGAGACGGAACCAGCGTCCTTGAGCTTGTCGATAATAAAAGAAGCCAGAGCGGTCGCTGTGACGCTCTTTGAAGACGCTAAATCAACTAACGGAATTTTTTCAGTGCCTTCCAGCGTATCAGCTGGAAGACTAGAGACCCATTCTTCGAATGTGATTTCTGGCACAATTTATCTCCACGCCCCTGAAGGCATTATTACCGCGCTAGCACCTTCCCAAGCCCAGTTCCCGCTGTTTGCTGAGAGAATCAGCATCATGTACTTCCCCCGAGCCCTTGGATAAGAGCGATGGTTTACACCAGGAGTCCACACTCCAGTACTGTGTACACCGGAAGACGATCCGCCATTACCAGTCAAAGAATCGATTATTGATTTCGCATTGATTGCAACTTGCTCCGCAGTGTCGGCGAGCATTATTCTCCATGTTACATTAACGCTCCCCGCAGCTGTCATTCCGTGAAGCTGAATAAGCCTCCCGTAACTATTGCCGTCTCCAAGCCTGATCGGCCCTATAGCAACATGAGAGCCAACTCCACTCTTAAACGGCCAAAATCCTTGATTATCGATGTCGTACATCCAAGACACAGAGCTTCCTGGAATGCGAACGTATACAGACTTTGAGCCGTGATCGTAAGTCAACGTTGTGTCTTGATCGGAAACATTTACGAGGTGTTCTGGTATCACATCTTCCGAAATAGCTTGCAAGCCCTCTCCAGACGCAGACACAGCGTAAAGACCGTAACGAGACAAGAAAAAATAATTGTCCAGGTGGTCCCTGCACCATGCCTTCGGTCCTATCATTCCGACATGACGAGATATATTCCGCAGAGATCCTTCCGCTACTGGATCTCCTCGAAGCACCCACAAGGAATCGCTCGTGGCGGCGAGAAGAACTGCGTCTTTATGAGGGATCAAAGCAACGATGTCTTTACCTATTTCCCCGGCCTCGGACAGTTGCATAACAGTTGGTCGCGACAGGTCACTAAAATCTGAGCTTAGCGACCAATCGGAATAAGCACCCATACGACTAACATTAACCACCTTGCCGTTTGGAACAAAAAGCCTGTCGCGATACACGCACTGAGCAGGATGAACCGGAGGACCGCCACTTGCAGGAGTTGGCGCATAAATAACGCCACCACTATGCGAACTCGCATTCCCGGTTACAGTCGAAACCGAGCTTCCACCATTTCCAATAACGTTCACGAAGTAGTTTCCGTTCGCGTCAGTCAAAGTCGCGCTTTGTGTTGCAGGAGGCGAAGACACTGATGGCGGAACAAAAGAACCTCCTCTAAGCCGCCCTCGGAAATCCTCTAGCCGACAATTGACTGCCCACGGACTAAAATACTGCTCACGCCTGCCTGTTTCTTGTCGAAAAGACAGTCGCCTGTTTACTCCAGATGGAAACAGTATTTCTTTTGTTGCCATGTCATTGCTTAAGCATCAGGAACTGCAAGTTGACCAGGAGTTCCGTTCGCAGCAACAGTAAACCCCTTCCAATTAGTTGGCGACTCGCAAATCAGGATCGCCATTACATTTTCAGAGAGCGCAGACTCGAAGTTAGTACCGGTAGTTCCGTTGATACCAACAGCACCTGGAGAAGTCGTTCGGATTTCGCCACCCGTGGCCGCTCCAGCAATGATAACGATCTTTCCTGGGTCTGGAGCAGGAAGAATCAAAATGTTATTAACCGCGCCCCAAGTAGGGATAACGAGTTGAAGCAAACGCTCCTCTGGAATCCTTGTGCCTGCTGCAGTGGCAGTCAGACGCACAATGCCTGGACCATTAGTAGAAAACGCTCGCAACGCATCGTTCAGAATAGTCGAAGGTGTTGTCATAAAATTGCTCCTTGTAAAAACTAATCCTTCATGGTAATTCCGACTTCGCCAGCAACCGAGCTGGTGATTTTCAAAAACCTAGCGCCGTTCAAAGCAACTGGAATTGGATGCGCTTGGCCAGCAGCAACTGTTTGCGTTAAAGCAGCGCTAGCTGCATCTTCAGCCGCTAAGTAAGGCCCGTCGTTGACCATGCTTGTGTGCCACGTCAACGTTGTTAAAGACGATCCAGAAGGGATATAGATCATCCCTGCTGCAAAATCGCCGTAATTGATTGCGCCGCTGTCTGCAACTGCTGCAGCAACAGAAACTCTCCCAATTGAATTGCTGTATCGATTGTTGGTCATAAAAGTTCACCACCAAATGTTAGGCTTCCGATTCTTTGCTCTCGGCTTCGAAAATTGTAATCAAAAACCCCAAATTTACCATTTTCTCCTTTGGGCAAGTCCGGGCCAAGACTTGTAGGACTAGACCGTTCTTGGTCTCTTTGTATCGCTATTGAAATCAATTCTTGAAAACGCTTTTCGTGAACGTGTTCTCGTTCTTCATAATTATGCTCTGCAGACGCCAAGCAGGCTTCAAGTATGACGTGTCCAAGTACTGAGCCGCCGACAGGATATGGATTTTCGGAGTTTATCTCAACTGGCCGCAAAATCATCGGTGCTTTCAGCGTATAAACAGCATCGGGGGTTGGGTAAAACACAATAGATTTCCTGCTCCCAACATCTGGATCAAATAAAGTTGTCCTTACAGAATAAAACGCAGGACGGCCATTTTCGGGATTTGATGATTGCAATTTTCTTATTACCGAATCATGCCTTATTTTGACCGACGGATACCATTCGTCATCTCCCGGTAAATAAACCAAGTCGCTATCTCCTGAAACATCTGCAAAAGCAGAGGGCATACTGACTTCAGGTTGACCGAGAACAGTCGTCACGGTAGCTAAAGGTCGGAAAAAAGACCAGTCGTGAATAGAGTACACGCGATTCAAGCCGTCGCTAATGCAGTACTTTATTCTTGTCATCTGCTCAGAAGAATAACCTCCTTCTACTCCAAACAGGTAGTGACCAACTCTGTTCCTAAGCGTCGTGTAGTCTATACCGGAAGCGGTTCCAGATGATATTGCTGGAAATTCTACTTCAAAATGGTAGCTAGCCCCATCGTAATTGAATTCAACGAACGCCGAATACGCAACCCCAGGAAGGTCGTCGAATTGATACTGGTATGTTCCAGGCGCAACCAGCACCATCGGAGTTCCGTTTGCAACAACTACTGCGTTTGTGTCGGTTCTTTTCACCCCAAATGAATTTGTAGGATCAGAAAGTAATGCCGAGTCTGGAGCAGTGGCAACCCCATCAACTTTGAAAACTTTTTTGATAAGCCTTGGCATTTTTAACCTACGTTTGTGCTGAAGTCTTCTACCGTTATGTTTTTCGTTCCGGAAATCTCATCTGGTATCAAATCTGTTTTCGCCTTGATAGCTGCGTTTAGGTCTGTCTGCTCTTTTACTGCGTTCATGACGCCAACAGCAGGTATTCCGATCGTCCCGGAAGATCCAAAGCCAAGAATTGCTCGAATTGCAGTTTTTTCTGGCGTAGTCCAATCCGTATTTACACCGACACCGATATATCTATTCGCAAGTGAAAAAGACGCTACCTGGACACCGACGACGCTTATGTCATCTACCGTCCCAGATGTTATGACGACTCGAAAATCGGATCCCGTTGAATAAAAAGCATCTGAAGTCGGGATTGAGAATAAGTGGTGCCCGGTCACTCCATCAAAATCCACGGTCAGCGCAGACGCTTCAGAACGTTGAGTGAGACTACCGTCTTTATAAACACTCAATTGAGGTGAGCCAGCAAGTGTAATAGGAGTACCGTCTGACCTTCGGGTGTTAAATGCACCCCGTATTACGGAACCTGGATTAAAATCTCCGATGTACATTATTGGACCAAGCCTCCATGTAGCATGTCGCCAAAACCTATTGGACCGCCTGCGCCGATCAGGCTAAATTTATTGGGTAGTTTATGAACCACGGTTACACTTCCAACAATTGGAGAGCCTGCATCTATAGCAACAGGAATTAAGCCGTGGTTTTGGGTCAGCGTGACGGAGCCAAGTACAGGAATTCCGGCAGCAAAATTGCTAGGTACTATTGCCCCAGGGGGTATTACCGTAGGCCCGCCTAGTACCGGCGCACCGGCAGCTAGGTTGCTCGGCGTTAGACTGTGGTTCTGCGTTAGCGTGACAGTACCAATTAAAGGAACACCACTTAGGATCGCCACTGGCAAGAACGAGTGCAATTGCGTCAGCGCGGTTGTGCCGACAACGGGATCGCCAGCTGCTAGGTTGTTCGGTGCAACTGCATGGTTCTGCGCCAGCGTAGAGGTTCCGACAACAGGCGTTCCTGCTGTCAGGTTCGTTGGTGCGATTGCTCCAGCGAGCGAGACGGTCAGCGTCTCGAGGACCGGCGTTCCGGCTACCAGGTTGCTCGGTGCGACCGCGTGATTCTGCGTCAGTGCTGACGCGCCGAGCACCGGCGATCCAGCGGTGATGCCGGTTGGTGCGACCGCGTGATCCTGAGTCAGTGCCGACGTGCCGACAACCGCCGATCCCGCTGCGAGGCCAGACGGCGAGAGCGAGTGGGTTTGCGTGAGGCTGGTCGTTCCGAGGACAGGCGTCCCAGCGGTGAGATTCTCGGGGCTGAGCGTCCCGGCGAGTGTGACGGTGGTCGTTTCGGGGACAGGTGTTCCGGCAGCAAGATTGCTAGGTGCAAAACTGTGGTCTTGACTTAGTGCAGTAGCACCCAGTACTGGCGTGCCGCCGACTAAATTTCCTGGGGTGAGGGAGGCATTGTTGTTAGTTCCCAGCAATCCACCAAAAAGAAACAACAGCCCCTGCTGTCCGCCCAATGGCGTTGAGACTGTTGGCAATGCGGGAACACGATTGCGTAATGGCATCGATCAGTCCCCTAATAATGGAGGACGGTTAAGATACGGATGTCCACCGCCTAATGCCTCGGGAAAACCGCTTGACCAAGCAAGTATCCCTTCCAATCGTCGTATATCTGCTGCTTGTAAAGCTCTATCAAAAAACACGACTTCGAAAACATCGCAAGCGTCTGCACTTTTTAGGGTTATTTGGCTATCTTCTTGGCTGTAAACCGAAGCCACAATGGAAGACAAAGATCCGACTCTTAATACTCCGCTAGTGACCTGCCCGACAAGTGATGCAACAATTGGTAAATTTTGTCCTACAGAAATATCGCTGGGGGACGATCCGAGCGAACCACGGACTGCAGGTGTTGTGTCATTTCGCAGTGACCCCATCGGGTTGTCAAAGATGTCCAGGATTTCCAGCTCGAATGTCTCGCTAGATTTCTGCCAGTACAAAACCGCTACAGTAAACTCAGATAGCGACGAGATTGTCGCACTGCTTCCAAGAGGCTTGGACACTGTTGTGCGAATTGTCGGTCGTCCGGCCACTGATCCTAATGGTGGCCTGTTCGATGAATTACTTTGCGTGAAGTTAAGCGATGTGCCTGTCACAATTGAAGAAATGTTTCCGCTGCCATCTGTTCGGACTACTCCTGGTCGAGCGTGCGCCCAAATAATGGGACGCAAGCTCTGCATCGGCATCAGCCTTCCTTGCAAATTAGCATCGGTATACACATCACCCGATCGCATTACGTCACATCCTCGTTAAATGGACAAACGTACATTTCGTTACCACTAGCGGCAAATGGACCTCCAGAATTGTTGACTACAGAAAACCGAAGCGAAAACGGATACAGTCGAACCATCGGGATGATTGCCACCTTAGCTGACGCACCGCTGTTTAGTGTCACCGGGTACAAGTCTCCAGCAGCCCTATCAGCGGTATCAGTTCCGTCATTTACTGTGACTCGAAGCGAGATCGTTCCAGCGGTTGATGGAGTGATCGAACCAAGCTTGATGGTTACTGCTCCGTACAAATCGCGATTGGTTGAATTGTCGTAAGTGACAACCGATGACTCGCCAGTATTTGCTAGGGAGTTGAGTGTTGTTCCGGCAAAGTTGGAGCTTCTTGTTCCTGGCGTGGCCCATTTTGCGACAGCCATGATCCATCCTCATTCTTAAATTGGTGGCAGATACAAGATTCGTGACATTGATTTCGGTGGCAAGCGCAATACTCGTCACACGGGTTACATTCACAAGGCGGCTTGCATCGTTCGCAGCATGGAGTGGAATTGCATCCTGCCAATAAAAACAGCCCGACAAATAGCAATCTACAAACCATCACAGGCTCCGTAGTGCAGTTAGTGTGGTCTGCGTCTCAGCGATTTGCACGTCGAGTTCCTCAACGCGATCGATGTCGCCCAATGCGTCGGCACTGGTACGGAGTTGCGACAACGTCGCGACCTTGCGAGTTAGCAATCCAATCAAGTAGTCAATGCTCATGCTAGATCACCATTTGACGCAGCAACACGGTCGATGTATTGAGAAGAATGTACACGTAAAAAATGTCTGTAGCTCCGTCTTTGTACACCACGTCAAAGGCAGTATCGCCGACGAGTGCTGCGCCTTGCGGATACAGCATCGTCCCCCACGGAAACAATTCGCTTCGTACAAAATCGAAGGCGAACCAACGTCCGGTGGCTTCCTTTTGGATGTACAGCCGATCGTTGTGCAGAGCGTATTTTGTGCCGGTCGTAAACGTCTCAGACGATGGCGAGTAGGTGATCGTCGCCCAAGTGTTGCCTGGAATGTCGTAGCGATGCAAAGCACCGCTAGCCGCACCTTGAAACGAGTAGATGTAACGACCGTTTAGGATCAAACTTTCGTTCGTCCAGTCGCTTGCCGTTGACGAGTGGACCCAGTGTGCAGACATGCCAGCACCGGGGGCTGCTGCTCTCGCCGCGACAGGTGACAGAGTGGACCACGTATTGGCCGTGATGTCATAGCGGTACATCGTGACCGCGTTGTTTCCAAGCAGATAGAGGAAGTTGTCGTTGCCTTCGATTGCGTACTGACTGGTAGCATCCGGTGTTGTCGTCCAAGTCGCAACGGTTAGTGTGTCGGCAGTGTTTGCCGTGATCGTACGAATTTGCCCAGCACCCGTTCCTGCAGTGATTCGCACTTGGGAGTTGATCCAGCTCGACGCTTGCCAAGTCTTGCCCGTTTGCACGAGCGTTGTGGCGGTTGCCGAGGTCGCAGTGCCGGTGGCGAAGGACTTGAAAGCACCATCGACAATCGAAGGGGTGGCAACGAGTTTCGCATCGGTGCCAAAAGACGCGGGCATGTTCGCGAGCGTCGTAAAGGTGTTGGTCGCCCAATCGTACTTACGAAAACTAGCCGCAGCGGTGGAACCGTTTCCAGCCACGTACCACGTCGGCGTAAGCAGTCGGTACACCGTCGAAGCAGAAAACGCCGACCCTTGAGTCGCCACCGTGATTACAGCGTTCGTTCCGATCGTGTTGCTGACAATATCCAAAACCGAACCATTGTTCGGCCCGGCCATGATGTGGATCTTGTATCCACGCAGATCGCGCGCAAGAGTCTGGTTTGTGGTGATCGTGCTGGTTGTTCCTGCCGTTGCGGTCAGCGAAAACACAGCGGTACTTGCACCGACCGAGAACGCTGACGCTGTTGCCGATGCTCCCGCACCAAGAGCCGCAGCTAGACCAACGGTTGGTAACGTAACCCAACCATCCTCTTCCGGCAGATATATCAATGCAGAGTTTTGACCTGTCAGGTAGAGTTGCTGCTGACGAAAGTGGCGCGAGGAAGAAATCAGCATCCCCGCCGCCGTGGTTGTTGGCGATGGGGAACAGAACTCCCACCGCTTGAGATCAAGTATTTTTCGGTTGCCGTTTGTTGTTGTCATGTGTATTTCCTAAGTAACGGAAATGTTGCGTCGGAGGTTGTCGGCTTGCATTTTCATCAAAGCCGGGATCTGATCGTTGGTGGCAAAACCACCGAGCTGAGATTGATTGGTAAGCGTTGTCACCGTACCGGACGAGATGGTTGTTGACCCAAGCGTCACGTTGAAGTTTCCGGCTGTTGGGCTTCTCGCCTCCATGATCGGGAACCCAGAAGCGCTAGGCAGCGCCATGCCAATCGTTCGCGTCAAAGTTGCGATTGCAAATCGCATCGCCTCGATTGCTTCGATCAACTCGCCATAGGCAGCGACGGGGATCGGGTTATTCGCCGACACGTCAGCAACCGTTTTAGAGTCGTCGGCACCATCGAACGTCGCGAGCCCGACGACTTGAACCTGTGCCGTTTCGCCGCTGTACGTGACCTCGCGGCTTGCTGCTTTCGCGCCGCTGCCTGGGGTGATTGGTACGTTGTCAGCCATGTGTTAGCTCGCTTGCGGAATGCGGATCGTAAACGAACTGGTCGAGAACGTGTTTCCGTTGGTGACGGCCTGCGGTGAGGACAGTGCACCAGTCGCCAGTAGTCGGAAGTTGACGGTGTCGGTAATCGCGTAATGCGTTGCCGTGCCTGTGGCCGTCACGTTTCCCCCTGTCAACGCTTGCACCGTCACTTGCCGACCGTTTGGCGAACCGGCGGCTGGGGCACCGATGGC